AGCTGTGCTCATCCGGCGCCTCAGCAACGATCTCGTCGTGCACCGTGAGCACGATCTGGTAGCCGGCCGCCTCGATGCGCGGAATGGCCGCTGCGAGCACATCGCGCGCAACGGCCTGAGTGATGTTTTCCACCAACTTCCCGCCGTAGGTCTGAATGCGCGACCACTGGCGCGTGCGCTGGTTGACGCCCGTGTAGGACACGACCTCGCCTTCTATTCGCGGTTCGCGATAGCATAGGAAACGACCGGAGGGCAAGCGGATACGCAGCCAGTCGGCATCTGCAGCTATCGTCAGCCGCCCCGCGGCACGCTCCCGACCGGGGTAGAACACGGAGTCAACGATCACATCGACGACGGTCTGGTGCACCTTTCGCCACCACGCAGCCGTTGCCGGGTGGGCGGCTCTCCACGCGCGTTTGATCGCATCGCATGCCACCCACGCCTTATCGCTCAGCCCGCTCGCGCGCCCATTCTCGTTTGCCCACGCGAGCGCGTCTTTGGCCGCCTGCAGAATCGTGTCCGGCAGCGCTTTTACTGCCTGGTCGGCCATGGCGTCCAGGTCGATGCCGTAGACGGAGGCAAAGGTCACGAACGCGCCGACACCGCCCTCGTAGCCAAGGGCCAGCTCCATGACCTTGCCGATCTGGCGCTGGTCCTTCGTCACGTCCTCCGGCCGGATACCGAAGGCCCTCGCGTAGGCGAGCTTGTAGAGGTCATGGCCTTCACCGCGGTCGAAGGCGGCAAAGGCGTCCACCTTCCATCGCTCGCCCGCAAGCCACGCGAGCACCCGGCCCTCGATGTTGGAGAGGTCCGCAACGATGAGCTTCTTGCCCTGCGGCGCAACCACTACACCGCGCAACGCAGAGGACGCGATCTCGATCACGTTGTCGGTGATGAGGTCCGCGCAGTCGGCCTTGAGCGCTTCGATACCGCGCTCTATTTCCTCATTTGGCATAGTTGGCCTGCATAAATTTTGCGGCTGGAACACCCGCCCGGCCCAGCGGCCTGTGCGGCTTGCGCCGCAGAACTGGAGCGCGCCGCGTAGCCGCCCGTCTTTGCTCACCGCGTCGAGCACGGCCTGATACTTGCGCACGCTGGTGGAACTTGCCTGGAGCCGAACGGCCAGTAACTCTCGCAGCTCCTCCGGCAGACTCTCATCGTCCAGCAGCGACTCAACCGTGCTCGCGCGAAGATCATTGAGCTGGAGGCCATAGATTGCGGCGATGTGTTCGAGGAGCGCGTCGCGTTGCGTCGCTGTGGTCACTTGCCCGGCCGTCAGCTCTTGCGTGCGGTCAGCAAGCGCCTTTTTTGCCCGCTCCACCGCGCGGATCGCAGCGCGTGCAAGCTCTACGTCGCAGAGGAATCCGCGGTCGTTGATTTCCTGGTCGAGGCGCCACAAGGCAAGCTCGTCCCCCCGGTAATTCCACTCCGGCAAGCGACGATCTACCTCGCGCATTGCCTCCACATCCAGGCGCGCGTACTCGACGAACCGCTCCCATTCGGCGCGGTGGGTGTCGCGCGTCGCGCGCCTGATCTTGCGCGTGGCCGGCTGCGGCTGGCAGAACAGCCGCACGAGCTTCCTGCCCTCCATGTCCTTAGCCTTGTCGGCGGGCACGCCCAGGATCGTACAGAGCTGATTAAGCGAGCCAGGCAGGCCATGCGCCAAGGCCTTGGCCATGGTGCAGCGCCAGCGGGCGATTGGAAGGTAATAGCCACGGACCCGCAGCACCGTGCGGTCGAACGCTGCATTGTGCGCGGTGATCGTGATGCTATGATCGGCCAGCGCCTCGGCCAGCTCCGCCGGGGGAAGCGCTCCGGAAGTGCAGTCCCATACTCGCGCGGGTGCGTCGTCGATCGCGTAGGCGAAGAGCAAAATCTCCGCGTACTCGGCGTAGGCATACACCCCGCGCGAGATGGGAACCGGGGAGTACGTTTCCAGGTCGAGGTAGAGGATTGGCATCAGACGAGGTCGTTTCCGTCTTTGATTTCCTCGAACTCGTCCTCGCTCGCCGCACCGCCGCCGGCGAAGGCCTCGCCGTCGCGGGCGAACTGCACGCCCCGAAGGCCGGCGTTGATGCGCTTGCCGTAGGCGTTATCCTGCGCCCACAGTTCGATGGACGCATTGACGTAGCAGCCGGCGTAGGGCCGGCCGTCGCGCTCGGTGAGCGGGCTCTTGTCGCGGTCGATGACCAGGGGGCGGGTCGTCGAGCGGGCGGAGAGGTAGAAATTGCCCGCGAACCCGTCGTAGTTCGACTTCCGGTCTCCGTCGTGAAGCGGAGTCTTGTCCTGCAAACGCAGCTGCTTGAGAATGGCGCCCGCTTTCTCGCCCCACTTCTCCTTCGCCACCTGCTCGATGGCTTGGTTGATGGCCGTGACCTGGAAGTCGTCCGGGTCAAGGATGAACGTGGCGCTGAAGGCCGGCTTGCCCTCGCCATTCACGGTGCGCGGCTCCCACAGGGCCGGGAAGGCGATGCGAACGTTGTCGAGTCGGATTTTCATGGTTCAGTTCTCCTGTCTGAAAAATTGCGGGTACATCTCCTTGATGCGCTTGACCGCCGCGTCGATGGCCTTGACACGCGCAAGCGGCTGTCGTGTTGACCGCTCCACGCACGAGGCATCGATCAGCATCCTCGCCGCGTCCGGCGGCAGGACGCGTGCGACGCCAATGGGTTGTTTTCTCTTCACTTTTTCACCTCCGTCAGGTCAGAAAAATCCTCTTTCACGGCGGCAACGACCAGCGCCGGACGCTTGTCGCCGGCCGGCACGACGGTCGGCTTGCCCTCCGCTTGAACGATGAGTTCCTGCAACTTCTCCCACTGGCGCGGGCCGATGACGCCCGCTTTCACCCGCTTCTCGGCGGTCGTGGGAGAGATGAGGCTCATGTCGTACATCTCTTCCTGCTTGAGGCGCATGGCCTTGAGCAAGGCCTCCACCTGCCCTTCATCCGCCCACCGGCGGGCGCCCTTGCGACCTTCGACCAGCTTCCACCCAGGCACCTCCCGTCCTGCCAGCAGCTCTGCTTCCGCCTTGGCACGGATGGACCGACACCAGTCTTCGATGAGGTCGAGGGCACCGAGTAGGTTGGCGAGGATCGCGTTGTCCATGTCGCGGTCTTTCGCGGCCGCGAGCTGCGGCGCAACAGGCTTGGTGACGTCCACGAAATCGTCGGCCACCGTGGATAGGACGTGGGAGCGGAGTGCCGGGCAGATGGTCTTGGCGCGGCAGAAGCGACATTGCTTCTCGCCCGGGTTCAGGTGCTCGATATCAAGCTCGCCGTCCTTGGCAAGCACGTACTCGGCCGCTTGGCAACGCGTGGCGGCCTCCCGCACCCGTTGAGCGAACTCGGTCAGCTCCTGGATGGAACCCACCCACTCGCTCACATGGTCCAGGCGGGGTTGGACGATGACCAGGCGGACGCGCTGGAAGTCGGCGAGAAAGGAGTATTCCTCAATGGCGCCGGCGGCATAGAGCATAAGCTGCTCGTTGCGCTCCGCGTCCACCTTGACCCCGCGACCGTATTTCAGATCGACGATGACCAGCTCATCATCGGCCGGGATCACGGCGTCAGCCATTCCCTTGGCGCCTGGCTCGCCAGTGACGTGCTCGATGGAGAGCTGCTGCTCCACCATGGGCTCGGCGCCGATGGCGCGCACGTAATCCAAGTAGACCTGGACGTGAGCAGCCATGTCGTCCGTGACCTCGAAGCGGTTTTCGCCCACCTCGATGATCCGCCCCAGGTAGGCCGCCGCATCGTGGCCGGAAGACAGGGCCATCGCCGCCAGCTCGTGGGCGGCGGTGCCCTCGTCGGCGAATTCGCTCGCCGACTCCTGGCATTGCGCCTCCAGGGCGACGCTGCCGGGGCAACGCAGCCACCGGTGGGCTGATGACGGGGAAAGTTTGGCGTGCTCAGCCATGTTATGCCCCCATGGCCTCTTCGCAGGCGTTGATCACAGCCGCGTACCTGGATTCCGGCACCTGCTTGAGGTTGGACGCCCCGAACTTCGCGAGCACGGCCAGAGCGGCCTCACGCCCCTTCGCCCTGGCAAGGGCGGTGACGGCGGAAGCCGCCTCTTGATAGGACACCCCGTCTTCTCCGCCGCCGTCGTCAGGCGGCACCTCGGCCACCGGGGCTTTCGGAGCCGTCACTTCGGCGCCGGGCGTCTGGGCGGCCGGCTTGGTAGGCTCGGCCGCGGCAGGGGCTCCGGCAGGGGCGGGAGATGCCACGCGGAAAGCGGAAAGCGCGGCGATCAGCTCCCGGACAGCAGCAGTATTCTCTCGGATTGCTTCTTCGAGGCTCATGGGTTTCTCCTTTCATATCAAGGTAATAGAGGCCGCACCGTGCGGCGGCCAAGGGGTTGGCTGGGTGATCACTTCAAGCCGTCCTCGTGTTGTGTTGCCTGTTCTGACCAGATAATAGGATGATTGTCGCCGGTAGTCAAGTGCTTTTTTTTTTGGTCGTCCTTGCTCAATCGTCAGGTCCGCGCCTATAATGGATGTCGTAAACATCGACCACCACCATCCGTCCTTTCGGTTTGTTCTCATTTGACTCGGAGGCACCCATGCACGAAGACACAAAGACCCCGCTGGCGCGCGCGATTGCCGTCGCGGGGTCGCAAAGCGAGCTGGCGCGTCGGATCGGCGTCACGCAAGCCCACATATGGCAATGGCTCCACCGCGGCAAGCGGCGCATCCCCGCCGAGTATGTGCTGAAAGTGGAAAAGGCGACCGGGATTCCCCGGCACGAGCTACGCCCCGATCTCTACCCGGTAGAAGAATAAGGGAGGCGCCATGGACGACTTCCGCGCCTACGGCGGCGCGCTCGCTGCCGCCGGATACCTCATCGTCCCCATCAAACCCGGCCACAAGCGGCCGGCGCTGGAGCGCTGGCAAGAGGCCCGGCTCACGACCGCCGACCTGGAGCGCTACCCCGGGCACGGGGTCGGTGTGCTGTGCGGTCAGGGGGAGGCGCCCATCGCAGCGCTCGATATCGACACGACCGACGAAAGTCTTGCAATCCGGTTCGCCGCGTGGTGCGCGGACCATCTCGGGCTGGCGCCCGAGCGAGTAGGCCAGGCCCCGAAGCGGCTCCTGGTCTACCGGGCAGCCGGGTCCGGGTGGGCGAAGGCGGCCAGCGCCTGGTTCGAGGATGCGGGCGGCGGCCGGCACCGGCTGGAGGTGCTGGGCAAGGGGCAACAGTTCGTGGCCTACCACGTCCACCCGGACACGGGCCGGCCGTACGAGTGGGTGGACCTCTTCGGCGGCCTCGATGCGGTGCCGGTCGATTCTCTGCCGGTGATCGGCCACGAGCAGGTCGCAGAGGCCGTCCAGGTGTTCGAGGCCATGGCGCTGGAGGCCGGGCTCAAGCGCGTCGAAGGCAGCCGCGCGAAGATGGGGGCGGTGACCTCAGCGCCAGTAGACGATCCCCTCATGGCCTACGAGCCGCCCGTAGGACTCTCACTGGCTGAGGCTGAGCGGTGGCTAGCGTGTCTCGACAACGAGGACTACGACACTTGGATCAAGGCCGGGATGTGTCTGCACCACGAGTTCGGGGGCTCTGACGAGGCCCTGGCGCTGTGGGATAGGTGGTCCTCAACCGCCACCAACTACATCGGCTTCGACGACCTTGCGCGCCGATGGGCGGGTTTCGGGTCGTGCAGCCAACCCGTGACGGCCAGGTGGCTGCTCAAGGTCGGGCGTGAGGGCGAGCGCGAGGCTGAGCTGGCCGAGAAGCGAGCGGCGCTGGAGGAGGTCAAGGCGCTGGTGCGGGAGTGTGGGGACTCAATCCGGCTGATCTCCGATGTGGCCAGGCGCGCCGGCGCCGTGGCCGGCGACGACAGGGCCTTGCGAGCCGAACTTGCAGGGGCGATCCGGGCGCGGTTCAAGGAACTCACGGGAACCGCTCTGCCGGTTGCCGACGTGCGGGCGGCCATGGGGCACGCGCCCACGCCGACGGTGCTCCGACGCCGGCCGATGACCGAGTTCGGTAACGCCGAGCGGCTGCTTGACCGCTACGGAGACGGGCTCATGTACGTACCCGAGACGGATGCCTGGTACACCTGGACGGGCGTGTATTGGAAAAGGGCTCCGGTAGTCATGCTGGAGCACATGGCCAAGGAGACGGTGCGAGCCCTTATCGACGAAGCCGCGAAGATCGAGAACGACGAGGAGCGCATGGCGTTCTTGAAGTTCTGCTCGATCAGCCAGCGGGCGGTGGTGGTGCGGGCCATGGTCGAGCTGGCGAAGTCCGATCCTAGGGTGGTGGTGGGCGCGTCGGAGCTGGACAAGCACCGGCATCTATTCGGGGTCAAGAATGGCGCAATCGACCTTAGAACAGGAAAGCTCCTGCCACCGGACCCCTCTTATCGAATCACGATGCAAGCGGCGGTGGAGTATGACCCGGATGCCGAGTGCCCGCTGTTCATGGAGACGCTGCGGCTGGCGATGTTCGACGACGCGGAGATGATGGCGTTTCTGCAGCGGCTGTGCGGCTATGCCATGCTCGGAAATCCGAACGAGGACATCATCGTAATTCCTTATGGGCTTGGGTCGAACGGAAAAAGCACGATCTTTGGCGCGGTCCAACATGCCTTCGGCGACTACGCCAAAATGGCTGGGGCGGATACCTTTCTTCGTAGCGGCCAGGGGGGTAGCAGCAACGCTGGTGGCGCGCGGGAGGACGTGCTCCGTCTCCGGGGGGCGCGCTTCGTGTACGTGAATGAGCCTGACCAAAACAGCGAGCTTAAAGAAGGCATAGTGAAGTCCATGACCGGAGGCGAGGCGATACCAGCGAGGGGGTTGTACTCGCGATCCACCATAGAAGTTGAGCCGACTTGGGTGGCAATCGTCCCAACAAACTATAAGCCGATCATCAAGGGCGACGATCACGCCATCTGGCGGCGAATACTACTGATACCCTTCCTGCGGCAGTTCGACAAGGACCCCTCAATCAAGCTGTCTAAAGGGCACAAAGAAGCGGTCAAAAGCGACAACGAGGCGCGCGGAGTGATGGCATGGTGTGTGCGGGGCGCGCTGGCATACCAAAAAGAAGGACTCAAGCCGCCCGCGCAAGTCATTGAGGCCAGGGAAGAATACCGGACAGAGATGGACCTGCTCGCCGACTGGATCGAAGAGTGTTGCGAAGTCGGACCGGAGTTCACGGAGAGCATGGCTAAGCTATGGGCGAGCTGGGAGTCATACGCCAAGGACAAGGGCGTGCGCTACATCTCATCGGACAAAGCACTCGCCAGAAAGTTAGAGGTCCGCGGGTTCCGGGGTATCAGGGACCACGGTGGCATGCGCGGACGTTGGCGTATTGGTATCCGCGTAAAAAAAGTCGGTGACTTTTCGTGACCGTGCAAAAAACAGCATACTTACAGCCGAACGGCGATTATCAGCCAGCGGGGTGCACGCATAAAAGTGCAAATTTGCTGTTAATTGCAGATTTCTGGGGCAGCGTTTGCGTCGTTTGCGTCGTTTCTAGGCCTTTTTTAGGCTTTTTTCCATATATACGCGTATGGAAAGTTTTTGAAAAATGCCCTCAAAACGACGCAAACGACGCAACCTAAAAGTGCAAAAAATTGCGCACTGGCTGGGGGCGCGCCAGACGCGCTACAAGAGGCGCTGGGCGATTCAGGGCGGCGGGCAAGGGTTGGGTACTGGGGGAACGACGCGCGTGCCCCACAGCGCATTGTAGAGCCTCTGAGAGGCACTTCGCGCCGTGGTTGTCCGACATGCCGGTTGGGGGCTTGTCTGCCTTGTTTGGTGGGGCAGCGACGCAAATGGTATTCGCAAAAAATTGCATGTTCGTTTTTTTTTACGATATTTTGCAAAGTAGAAGGCTCGGACACGACGCCGTGGTTGGAGAAAAGGCGGCGCGGTGGCGGGGGCGTTCTGGAACCGGCCGCCGCCTGCTCCTGTGGAGCGCAGTGGCAGCGCGGTGGTGGATCAGGATTTGGTCGTGCGGCGGCGATGCAGTCGCTTCGCTTTGGCGCGCCACAGATCCCAGAAGGCCGGGTGCATTTTTCGCCTCCCGGCCTCCCAGTCCTGCCAGCTCCGTTCGCTGGAGTGCAGCAGGTCTGCGGCCTTGGCTTGTGTGAGGCCAAAGGCGATCCGGGCGGCCTTGATCTCTTCCGGGGTGGGACTTGGGGCTGCCCCGTGTCGGCGGAACTGCGACTTTGGCTTGAACAACGTGCTCATTTCTTCAAATGAAGAAAGCGAAAGTGGTCTTGTTGATGTCCATCCTCTGCCCCGCAACAGAAGGCATCTATGCCCCCTGCTGTAGGGACGTATCCGTACCACCTAAGGCGCTCTTCGGCTTGCCTTGGTGAGGCAAGACCACATCTTCTGCCGAAGACGAACCCGAGTTGGAAGGCGATGTTAGTGCTGATGGGTTTCATGCTCATCTCCTTGCCCCTGATCCCCGAGGCGCGGGCCGGCGATCAACGGCTCGCCGGGGGCCTAGGCCTTGTTACTCGACCGGCTCGATGAGCCAGTCGTTTGGGTCAACTCGGCGGTGCCACTCGACCGCCGAATCATCACGTCTGGTCACCACGCCCCCGCCCTCTTGGGCGAGGATTTCCAGGGCGGCCTGCTCGTCGCGGGCCGCGAAGACGCCGAAGTCGGCGCCGCTTAAACGGTTGTAAATCCTAAAGTTCCTCATCTTCCTCTCCTGCCCCTGCTCCCCCGAGGCGCGGGTGGCAGCACCGCGCTACCACGATCCTAGTATCCACGCGTTGCGTGGGCTTGTCAAGGGGGCGTCGCCATGAAATGTTTTTATGGGGCCATAAGTTACGTTTATGTCGGGCGCAGCCATTAAACGTTTTTATGGGGCCATAAATTGTGCTTATGTCGGGCGCAGCCATTAAACGTTTTTATGGGGCCATAAATTGTGCTTATGTCGGGCGCAGCCATTAAACGTTTTTATGGGGCCATAAGTTGCGTTTATGACTGTCGCCCTTGGCCTGCCGCTTTGCACGGCGCCAATTTTTTGTGCTAGATTAGGACCATGGCACGACACAAGCTAACGCCAGCAAAGCTGGCCGCTTTCTGCGCCGCCCTGGCTGAGACGGGCATGGTGTCTAGGGCATGCAAGGCCGTGGACATCTCGCGCGTCACCGCGTACAAGTGGCGCGAGGAACACCCAGAGTTCGCGGAAGCCTGGGACAAGGCGTTGAAGATCGGCATTACGGCGCTCGAAGACGAGGCGCACCGGCGAGCCTTCAGTGGGTGGGAAGAGCCCGTCTTTCATCACGGCCACCAGTGCGGCTCGATTCAGAAATACAGCGACACCCTGGCGATCTTTCTGCTCAAGGCTCACGCGCCACAGAAGTATCGGGACAACTACCGCATGGAACTCACCGGCGCGGACGGCGGTCCGGTGAGGATTACCGACACGGAGCGCGCGGCCAGAATCGCCGCAATCCTGGCTGCCGCCCAGGCGCGCAAGGCGAAGGCAGAAGGTGGGGGAGAGAGCGAAGCGAGCGGCGGGGAGGACCGCGCTGGTTATGACGGCAACATCGACGACCTCGTTTGATCCGTCCGTCCTTGCCTATCTGACCCCCAAAGAGCGCGAAGCGCTGGATCGCCTCCTTCTCACCGACACCGCGCTGTGGAGGCCCCTGCCCGGGCCGCAGCGCATGGCCTACGAGTCCACGGCCGATATCGTTGGCTATGGCGGGGCTGCCGGCGGGGGCAAGCTTCAGCCTTTAGACGCCAAAGTGCTTACGCCGAAAGGGTGGCGTGCAATCGGCAATCTCAAGATAGGCGATGCAGTCATCGATCCAACAACCGGCGGGGTAACCCGCGTGGTCGGGGTGTTCCCGCAAGGCGTGGTAGACATCTACCGGGTGACGATGGATGATGGCGCTTCGACCGAGGTGGGGTTAGAGCATCTATGGGCGTATAAGCGCAACGGACACTACGGTCGCAGGCCAAGGACAAAGCACTCATCAGAGCGAGCAAAGGCGAATGCGCTGCTTAGTGGAGAGCCGGCCACGCTTGATCGGTGGACAACGCTTCGCGTGGGGACTACCCGGGAGTTGACGGCGCTCTTGGCTGTGGGTGAGCGGCCGAGAATACCGCGCTACAGCTACAGGGGGGAAGCACGTACAGGAAGGGATGTGTACGACGTCTACATCCAGATGCGCGCGGTGAGCAGCATCGAATTCTCCCGCAAAGCCGAGGCGGTATGTATCGCAGTCGCTTCTCCGTTCGGCCTATACGTCACGGATGACTACATCGTGACACACAACACCAGTCTCGCCATCGGCAAGGCGCTCACGCAGCACCAGAAGGCGATGATCCTTCGTCGTGAGGCGACGCAGCTCACCAGCATCATCGACGACATCACGGCCATCCTTGGCACGCGAGATGGTTACAACGGGGCAGACCGTATCTGGCGGCTGCCGGACGGCCGGCAGATCGAGTTCGGCTCGGCCCCGAATGCGGGTGACGAGCGGCGCTACCAGGGTCGGCCGCACGACCTGCTGGCGTTCGATGAGGCGGCGAGTTTCCTGGAGAGTCAGGTGCGCTTCCTGCTCGGCTGGTTGCGGACGACCGACCCGAATCAACGCTGCCAGGCGCTGCTCACCTTCAACCCGCCGACGACGGTGGAAGGCCGGTGGATCGTGGATTTCTTCGCGCCATGGCTGGATCGCAAGCATCCGCGTCCAGCCAAGCCGGGCGAGCTGCGCTGGTTCGCCATGGTGGACGGCGAGGAGGTGGAGGTGGAGAGCGGCCGGCCGTTCACCCATCGTGGTGAGCGCATCAAGCCGATGAGTCGCACCTTCATCCCTTCGCGCGTGAGCGACAACCCTTACCTCATGGGGACAGGCTACATGGCAACGCTGCAAGCGCTTCCCGAGCCTTTGCGCTCTCAGATGCTCTACGGTGATTTCACCGCCGGCATCGAAGATGACCCGTGGCAGGTGATCCCGACGGCCTGGGTGGAGGCCGCGCAGGCGCGGTGGAAGCGCCCAGACAAGCTGCCACCGATGGACTCGCTCGGGGTGGATGTGGCGCGCGGTGGGCGCGATAGCACGATCATCGCGCGCAGGCACGGGATGTGGTTCGACGAGCCGCTGGTCTACCCCGGTGATGCTACGCCGGACGGGCCGAAGGTGGCGGGTCTGGTAATGGCGGCGATGCGCGACCAAGCGCCGATCCATATCGATGTGATCGGGGTCGGATCGAGCCCCTACGACTTCCTTTCTCAGGCCGGGCTGCAGGTGGTCGGTGTCAACGTGGCCGAGGCTTCGGGTGGGACGGACAAGTCCGGCCGGCTGCGCTTCAAGAATCTGCGCAGTGAACTGTGGTGGAGGATGCGCGAAGCGCTGGACCCAACGAACAACACGGGGATCGCGCTGCCGCCGGACCCGCGGCTGCTCGCAGACTTGTGCGCGCCGACCTGGGAGCTGGCGGGCTCGACCATCGCGGTGGCAAGCCGGGAGCGGATCGTCGAGAAGCTGGGCAGGTCGCCAGACTTCGGCAGCGCCTACGTGTTGGCGCTCATGGACACGCCGAAGCTCTCCGTTCTGCGGGCAATCGGCAAATCGAGGCTGAAGGACTATGACCCCTATGCCTAGTGTGCGTGCGGGTGCGGCTGCGTGCTATACTACCGGCGAGCGCCTGGTCATCCGGCCGGTATCCGTCGATGAGGTGTTCGATGCCGAGGCATTCAAGACGTTGCGTGACGAGTACGAGGCGGAGGCTTCGCGCGATCATGCGCTACGTGGGAGAGAGCCGGATCGTGAGGGGTACGCTGCGCTGGTGCAAGCGGGTCTCATGGCGGTGCTCGGCGCCTTCGTTGACGGCCGCCTGGTGGGGGTAGCGACGGTGCTCTTCTCGCCGGTGCTGCACGCGGGCGGGAAGCTCATCGCAGTGACGGAAACCCTCTTCGTTCGGAGGGCGTATCGGGCGGGCGGGGTGGGGTTGCGGCTTCTGCGGGCGGCGGAGGCAGTGGCTGCGGAACACGGTGCGGAAGGGCTCTATGTGAGCGCGCCGGCGGACGGCGTCCTTGAGCGTGTGCTGCCCCGCCTGGGGTATCGTAAGACGAACACGGTGTTTTGCAGGAGCTTCGCGTGAGCCTGCCGATCCCTGCGGAAAAGTGCATCCCGGCCATGGCCGATGAGGCCATCGCCCGCGTGCGCGAGCTGGAGCAGTGGACGCGCACGCTGCCCCAGGTGGCGGTCGAGACGGAGCACGTGCTGCACGCCGGCATGTACGCCAGGACGATCCGTATTCCGGCGGGCGTGGTGCTCACGGGGGTGCTCATCCGCGTACCGACGATGTTGGTGGTCAGCGGGCACGTCACGGTGTTCGTTGGCGAGGGCACGGTGGAGATCGCCGGCTACCACGTGATCGCTGCAAGCGCCCGTCGACGCCAGGCTTTCCTTGCGCACAAGGATACGTGGCTCACGATGGTGTTTCCGACCCGCGCGAAGACCGTGGAGGAGGCCGAAGAGGAGTTCACGGAAGAGGTTGATTTGCTCATGAGCCGCGCCGAGGGCGCGGTGAATCACGTCTACATCACGGGAGAACAGCCATGTCAGGAGCAGCAACAGCGGTAATGGCGGTAGCTTCTGCGGTCGGGGCTCTTACCTCTATCGTGACCGGCCAGCAGCAGAAAAAAGCGGCTGAGGCGGCGGCACGGCAGGCACAGGAGAACGCTGCCCGTCAGGAGAAGACGGCGCAGGAGCAGTTCAACCGCGCAAATCAGAAGCGCCCCGATACCGTGTCCCTCCTCGATGCCGCGCAGCAGGCTTCGCGGGCCGGGCCGTCTGGCACGATGCTGACCGGCCCGCAAGGGGTGACGCCGGACATGCTGACCCTTGGCAAGAACACCCTGCTCGGATCGTGACATGGAACGGACGCTGCGGCAACAGTTGCTACAACGGTGGAGCGCGCTTAGGCTGGAGCGCTCAAGCTGGTGGTCGCACTGGAAGGAGATTAGCGATTACCTGTTGCCCAGGTCCGGCCGGTTTTTCGCTACGGACAGGAACCGGGGGGACAAGCGGCACAACTCCATTTACGATTCCACCGCGACCCGCGCGCTCCGGGTGCTCGCGGCGGGCATGATGGCCGGCATGACGAGCCCTGCCCGCCCCTGGTTTCGCCTCACGACATCGATCCCGGAGCTGGACGAGTCGGCCGACGTTAAGCGCTGGCTGTCGGATGTGACGCGCCTGATGCAGATGGTCTTCGCCAAGAGCAATACCTATCGGGCGCTGCACTCCATGTACGAGGAAATGGGCGCGTTCGGCACGGCGGCGAGCATCGTCCTGAAGGACTACGACGACGTGATTCGCCACTACGTGCTCACGATAGGCGAGTATGCTATCGCGGCGGACTATCGTGGGGTGGTGGACACGCTGTACCGAGAGTGTCAAATGACCGTGGCGCAGATGGTAGAAGAATTTGGCTATCGCAATTGCAGTAAAACCGTGCAGAGCCTCTTTGACCGCGGGGCGCTTGATCAGTGGGTGACCGTGGTTCACGCTATCGAGCCGAGGGCGGTCAGGGACCCCACCAAACGCGACAGCAAGAACATGCCGTGGCGGTCGGTCTATTTCGAGCTATCGAGTAGTGACGAGGTGCTGCGTGAATCCGGGTTCAAGCAGTTTCCAGCGCTGTGCCCGAGGTGGTTGGTGATGGGGGGTGATATCTACGGCAACAGCCCCGGCATGGAGGCTTTGGGTGATATTAAGCAGCTGCAGCACGAGCAATATCGCAAGGCACTGGGTATCGACTACAAAACCAATCCGCCGCTTCAGGTGCCGACTTCCATGAAGTCGCGCGAAGTGGATACGCTGCCCGGCGGAGTCACTTACATCGATACCGCGTCGGCGACTGTCGGGATTCGGCCGGCCTACGAGGTCAATCTGGACCTATCCCACCTGCTCGCCGATATCCAGGACGTGCGGGAGCGTATAAAGGCTTGTTTCTACGCGGACTTGTTCCTGATGTTGGCGAATGGGGTAGACCAGCGCATGACCGCTACAGAGGTCGCCGAGCGGCATGAGGAAAAGCTCCTCATGCTTGGCCCGGTGCTGGAGCGGATGCACAACGAGATACTGGATCCGCTCATCGACATCACATTCACCCGGATGGTAGAGGCCGGTATCGTGCCACCGCCGCCGCAGGATTTACAGGGCATGGAGCTGCACGTCGAGTTCGTCAGCATGCTGGCGCAGGCACAGCGGGCCATCGCCACCAACTCGGTGGACCGCTTCGTTTCCAACTTGGGCGCGATTGCGCAGATAAAGCCGGAGGTGTTGGACAAGTTCGACGCGGACCACTGGGCGGATATTTATTCCGACATGCTCGGTGTCGATCCAGAACTCGTGGTGCCAGGCGATAAGGTGGCGCTCATCAGAAGGCAGCGCGCTGAAGCGGCGCAGGCGCAACAGCAAGCTGCCGTGCTCGCGCAGGGAGCGGACGTAGCGCAGAAGCTTGGGCGGATCGACACGAGCAAGCCAAACGCACTGACGGACGTTACACGATTGTTTTCTGGATACTCATGACGACCATCGTCGCGATGCGCTCTCGGCGTCTCATGGCGTCGGACTCCACGAGCACCACGGACACCGGGCGCTACCGGTCGCGGAAGATCATCCGGGTGGGTGGCAGCCTCATCGGAATCGCCGGCTATCTGTCTGATATCGCGACATTTCTTGAATGGCACACCAGGAGGCGCCGGCGTCGGCCGAGGTTGAAGGGGCTGGAGGCGCTGGAGCTGACCCAGGACGGCAGACTGGTCTACTACCAGTCTGACTGCTCCCAGGACGAGATCCAGGACGACTGGTGGGCCATCGGCTCGGGGGCGCAGGCAGCGCTCGCCGCGATGCATCTGCTGGCTGACCCCGTGCGCGCCATTGAAGTGGCGTGTGCCATCGACCCCTGGAGCGGGCTGCCGTGTGCCGTGGAGGTGTTGGATGCCAAGACCTAAAGTTACCGATGACGAGCTGATGGCGCTGATCGAGCGCCATGGGATACGCGAGGCGACTCGCCGGCTCAAGCTGGACTACCGCACGGTGCAGCGTCGCAGGCGGCGCATCGAGGCGAAGAAGGGGGTGGCCATCATCCCCGGCGCGAAGACCGAGCGAGCCCGCATCAGCGAGCATCAGGCGCGTGCGATGCTGGAAGTGGACTCCGGCATCGTCCTGGTCGGCTCCGACTCCCACTACTGGCCGGGGATCGTCTCCACCGCGCATCGAGCTTTCTGCCGGTTCGCCAAGGAGCTGCGGCCTGTCGCCATCATCAAGAACGGCGATGAGCTTGATTTTCCAGCGATTTCCCGACATGCCCCCATCGGGTGGGAGGAGCGTCCCTCCGTCGTCATGGAGATCGAGGCGGCGAAGGAGCGGCTGGAGGAGATTCGCTCGGCCTGCCCCAGGGCCAAGCGCTTTTGGCCCTTAGGGAACCATGACTGCCTAGATCGCGAGACAGAATGCTTGACCAAGCGCGGATGGCTCAAGTACGACGAGCTGAGGCAGGACGATTGGGTGCTGTCGAAAGACGGCGACAAAGCCGTCTGGTCGCCGATAAATGAGATCGTCACATACCCTTACGTCGGCGAGCTGGTGCGCGTCGAAAAGACCCGCATGAGCATAGCCGTGACGCCAAACCACCGGGTGCTGCTCCGGCGTCTCAACTGGCGCACAGCCCAGTACGACATCGAGGAATACCGTCGCGCCGACGATCTTCCCCCGTGGTTCGATGTGCCTACTGCGGCTCTGGCTGACGGCGTTGATCTGAACAGGGATCAAATCGCGCTTGCGGGGTGGGTGCGTGTCGATCGGTCAGAGGTCTTCCGGGAAAAGTACGCCGGGGTGGTGTGGTGCCTGCGCGTGCCGCACGGCAATTTCGTGGTGCGGCGAAACGGGTGCGCCTACTTCACGGGGAACTCGCGCTACGAATCGCGCTTAGCAGCGATTGCGCCGGAGTACGCCCGCATACACGGAGTGCATCTCAAAGACCACTTCCCGGACTGGACGCCGTGCTGGTCGGTGTGGATCAATAATGACGTCGTCATAAAACACCGCTTTAAATCAGGCATCCACGCGACGCACAACAACGCGCTGTGGTCTGGCAAGACAATCGTCACCGGACACCTGCACAGCCTGCGAGTCACACCACTCAGCGACTACAACGGCACGCGCTTTGGGGTGGATTGCGGCACGCTCGCGGACCCCTATGGCCCGCAGTTCACGCATTACACGGAAGATAATCCCGTGAATTGGCGCTCCGGCTTCGTCGTGCTCACTTTCTACCGCGGGCGCCTTCTGTGGCCCGAGGTCGTCCATGTGATCGATGAAGGGCAAGTTACGTTTCGTGGGAGGGTCTATGAAGTCTAAGCACGCAAACACGCTGTCATGCTTGGTTGCTGTTCTCCTCACGGTAATCGGCCTCCAGGCGTATGCCGGCGCGACCGCTGCGCCTCCACGGGCCTCCGTGGTCATGGTGGAGGTGGATGATGGTACGGGAAGCGCCGTCATGGTCGGTCGTGGCGTTGCGATTACCAACTGCCACGTGATTGAAAACATGAAGGCGATATGGCTTTGGATCGGGCAGAATAGGTATCCTGCTCTTCCGCTGAAGAAACAATGCGAAGATGACCTGGCGCTGCTCGGAACGACCGCTCCGGCGCCGGCGGTACCTATTGCCACGAGCCTGCCAAGTCTGGACGAGGAAGTGATCGCCATCGGCTACCCCTACGGCGATGTGCTGAGGCTACAGGTCGTAACCTATGGCCGATACCAGGGGGCGACTCGCCGCGGGCTGGCGGCCTACACGGCCCAAGTTTCACCGGGGAATTCTGGTGGCGGGCTTTTCGTTTACCAGGGCGGCGAGTGGCGCTTGGTCGGCATCACGAGTCAAGTGTTCTCCCACCAAGGCACGCCCGTCCCCTATCTCGCCTTTGCGGTACCCCTCGCCTCGATCCAGAGGCTCTTGAGTGGGGTGGTGGTGGCAGAACGGTGAGTTTGCGCGCTTTGCGAAACGGCTGTTAGAATAAGCACATGGGCAACTACGACCCGACCGATATCCGCAGTCAGGAGCGCGAAAAGGCCGATGCAGACCTACGCGCAAAACTGAAGCGGGAGACGGAGGAGGCGGACTTCAAGCGGCTCATGAGCTGCAAGTGGGGGCGTCGCATCGTGTGGCGCATCTTGGATCGTGCTGGGATGTTCAAGCTCTCGTTCAACACCAACGCGATGATGATGGCGTTCAACGAGGGCAGAAAAAACGAGGGCCTGTACACGCAGGCGTTGATCCACACGCTTTGCCCTGAGCTTTATCATGTAATGGTGAGGGAACATTTGCATGACAACCGAGCAAACATTGATGACGGAAGCCGCAAAGACCACTGAAGGCATCGCATCAGCCGAAGCCGCCGAGGCCGGCCAAGCCGGCGAAAGCGGCGAAAAGCAGCAGGCAACTGCTGTGCAAGACGCGGGCGGTGGGAAAGCCGAGACCGCGAAGCTTGGCGGTGACCAGGAGAGCAAGCCGAGTGTGCCGGAGAAATACGAATTCCGCGCGCCCGAGGGCTTGCGGCTCGACGACGCCGTGCTCGGCGCGTTTTCCGAGGTCGCCAAAGAGCTTGCCTTGCCGCAGGATGCCGCGCAGAAGGTGATCGACAAGATGGCGCCGGTCTTCGCCGCGCGCCAAGCCGAACAGCTCAAGGCCTTGTCGGAGTCCTGGGTACAGGCTTCGGTGGCCGACAAAGAGTTCGGCGGGGAGAAGATCGCCGAGCACTTGGCCGTGGCGAAGAAAGCGCTCGATGAGCTTGCCACGCCGGAGCTGCGCAAGCTGCTGGATGAAACCGGTCTTGGGAACCACCCGGAAGTGATTCGGGTGTTTTACCGGGCCGGGAAGCGGTTGAGCGAGGATACCGTCGTGGGCGGTCGTCGCACGGCAAGCCCCACAGGCGATATCCGCTCGCTTTATCCTAACAGTGATCTGAAGTAGTGAAAGGAGACTAGCATGCCTCTGCTCAACAGTGGTCAACTCACTCTCGCCGATTGGGCGAAGCGTCTCGATCCGGAGGGCAAGGTCGAAGCGAAAATCGCCGAGATTCTGAGCCAGACGAACGAGATTCTTGAAGACGCCGTCTTCATCGAGGGCAACCTGCCGACCGGGCATCGTGTCACGGTGCGCACCGGTCTGCCCGCGGTTTACTGGCGGTCGCTCAACCAGGGCGTTCCCCGCTCCAAGAGCACCACGGTGCAGGTCGATGAGTCCTGTGGGATGCTGGAGGCCTACAGCGCCGTGGACAAGGACTTGGCGGAACTCAACGGCAACACTGCGGCCTTCCGGCTGTCCGAGGACGTGGCCTTCCTGGAGGCCATGAACCAGGCCCAAGCGCAGACCATGTTCTATGGCAACCCGGCGAGCGATCCGCGTCAATACCTTGGCCTGGCCGCGCGATATAGCGTGAAGACCGGCGCCGACAACGGGCAGAACATCCTCGACGGCGGCGGCACGGGCAGCGCCAACACCTCCATTTGGCTGGTGGTGTGGGGCGAGCAGAGCGTGTTCTGCACGTTCCCGAAGGGCTCCAAGGCGGGCCTCGTCGCGGAGGACGACGGCATCCTGACCATCTACGACGCGAACGGCAACCCGTATAAGGCCTACCAAACCCACTACCAGTGGAAGAACGGTTTGGTCGTCAAGGATTGGCGGTATGCGGTGCGAATCGCGAACATCGACGTCAACAACCTGGTCGGCGAGACCGGCGCGGCGGACATCCTCAAGCTGATGAGCCGCGCGATGGATCGCGTGCCGAACTTCTCGATGGGCCGCGCCGCGTTCTATATGAACCGCACGGTGTTCTCGATGATGCGCGTGCAGGCGCTCATCAAGAGCCAGAACGCCATCTCCGTGCAGGAGGGCCTGTCGCAGTTCGGCACTCCGATGCGCTGGCTGGAGTTCCTGGGCGTTCCGCTGCGCAAGGTGGACGCGATTTTGAATACCGAAGCTCGTGTCGTGTAACGGTGAAAGGAGCGTACCATGTTTGTTGATAGCGGTCTTCTGGTTTCCGGCTCCATCTCCGGAAACAATGTCACTGGGCAGACTGTTACCGGTACCGGCAACGTGCTGTCCACCAACGTCATCGACCTGCTGCAAAACCGCGATATTGGCCAAGGGGAGGGGGTCGTGCTCCGCAGCCAAGTGGTGACCACCGTGGCCGGCGCGACTGCCATCGAGATCCAGGCCATCCAGGCGGACGATGCGGCGCTCACGTCCAACGTGACCGTCGTCGGAAGCACGGGTGCGATCCCGGTGGCCAAGCTCACTGCGGGGTCGCGCTTTGTCGCGGCCGTCAACCCGCGGGTTAGGGACAAAGGGCAGCGCTACCTTGGGGTGCGTTACGTGATCACCGGCACGGGTACGGCGGGGGCTTTCGTCACCGACTTCGGCCTCGAAACTCAGGACGGTCAGTCGTTCTATCCGTCCGGCTTCTCCGTGCTGTGAGGTGAGCGATGCCTAAGTATCGCGTTTTGCAGAAGTCGTTCATCGGCAACCGGATCGTCGAACCCGACGAGATTGTCGAGTACGACGGCGCGGCTTCTGGCAACTTGGCGCCGGTGGAGGGCACGGAAACCGCCGCCGTCGCCCCTGTCGAAGCGCCGCGCAGAGGTGGCCGAAAGGCGCCTCCCGCCGATGAGGGGCTTGTTTAAGCGTTTCCTCCTCGTGTTGCGTGCACGGTTCGGGGGCCTAGCGCCCCCGCTTTTTTAGAGGCGCGCTATGGCTTCAGAAGTCGATATCTGCAATCTGGCGCTCGCCCGTCTCGGCGATGTCGCTTCTGTGTCGAGCATCAACCCACCGGAGGGGTCGGCGCAAGCGGAGCATTGCGCGCGCTTCTACCCCATTGCCAGGGACTTGCTACTGGAGATGCACCCCTGGTCGTTCGCGACGCGGAGGGTCGTGCTTGCGCAACTCGTCGCACCTTCTTGGACGTGGGCGTACGCTTACGCGGCCCCGGCGGACGCGGTGAAGATCCTTGCTGTTCTGCCGGACACTGCTCCGAACGATGCAGCTACGCAGCCCTATGAGATCGAGAGCGCGCAAGACGGCACGATAACGATCCTCACCAACCAGGAAAAGGCGACGGCGCGCTACGTTGCTCGCGTGACGGACACGACGCGCTTCAATCCGTTGTTCGTTGACGCATTGGCGTGGTTGCTGGCGTCTTATCTTGCCGGGCCGGTGATCAAGGGCGATGCCGGCGCTGCGATGGCTAGGATGTGCATGCAGAGCTTCATGTTGGCGCTCTCCGCGGCCCGGGTATCCGACGCTAACCAGCGCAAGCTCCAGACCGAGCACAAGCCGTCTTGGATCGCAGCAAGGTGAGCGATGCCTAACGTCCGTGTGTTTCAGCGCTCGTTTGCCGGCGGGGAGATCAGCCCGGAAATGTTCGGGCGCATTGATGACGGCAAGTACCAGACCGGACTCGCACGCTGTCGTAATTTCATCGTCAAGCCGCAAGGCCCTGTGGAAAACCGCCCCGGATTCGCCTTCGTGCGCGAGGTGAAGGATTCCACGAAGAAGGTTCGGTTACTCCCCTTCACGTACTCGACGACGCAGACCATGGTGATCGAAATGGGCGCGGGCTACTTCCGCTTCCACACGATGGGCGCGACGCTCATGAACGGAAGCGTGCCCTACGAGATCGCCAACCCCTATGCCGAGGCCGACCTGTTCGATATCCATTACGTCCAGTCGGCGGACGTGTTGACCCTGGTGCATCCGAGCTATGCGCCAAGGGAGCTGCGTCGGCTTGGCCCGCTCAACTGGCAGCTCACGACCATCTCGTTCTCGTCGCCGGTGGCCGCGCCGACCGGGGTGTCGGCGACGCCGAACGCCGCCGATTCGACCTACACTTACCGATACGTCGTAACCGCGATAGCCGCGGATGGCATCTCGGAATCGGTCGCATCGAGCGAAGCGTCCTGCACGAACAACCTGTATACGAACGGTCGCTGGAACACGATAAGCTGGAACGCGGTGACCGGCGCGTCGCGTTACAATGTCTACAAGCTTCAGGGCGGGTTGTTCGGCTACATCGGCCAGACCACGGGCACGTCGATCATCGATGACAACATCGCTCCGGACCTGTCAAAGACGCCGCCAATCTACGACACCGTGTTCAACTCTTCAGGTAACTATCCTGGTGCGGTGTCCTACTTCGAGCAGCGGCGGTGCTTCGCCGGCACGATCAACAAGCCGCAGCAAATTTGGATGACCAGAAGCGGCACGGAAAGCGATATGAGCTATTCGATCCCTGTCAGGGACGACGACCGTATTTCCTTCCGGATCGCTGCACGCGAAGCCAACACCATTCGCCACATTGTTCCGCTCAGCCAACTGCTCCTGCTCACGTCGTCCGCGGAGTGGCGGGTTACCTCCGTTAACTCCGACGCGATCACACCGAGCAGCATCAGCGTGCGGCCGCAGTCCTACGTCGGGGCATCCAACGTCCAGCCCGTGATCATCAACAACACCCTGCTCTACGCAGCGGCACGCGGCGGGCACGTACGCGAGCTGGCCTACAACTGGCAAGCAAACGGCTTTGTCACCGGCGACCTGTCGCTGCGCGCTTCGCATCTGTTCGACACCTTTGACATTGTAGACATGGCCTACGCCAAGGCGCCCCTACCGATCGTGTGGTTCGTGTCGTCCTCCGGTCGTCTCCTTGGCCTCACCTACGTCCCGGAGCAGCAGGTGGGCGCTTGGCACTGGCACGACACGGACGGGGTGTTCGAGTCGTGTGCAGTTGTCGCCGAGGGCGCAGAAGACGTTCTCTACTGCGTTGTCCGCCGGACGATCAATAACCAAGTCAAGCGCTACGTCGAGCGCATGGGGTCCCGGCAGTTTGTCGAGCAGGAAGACGCTTTCTTTGTTGACTCCGGTCTGACCTACTCCGGGCCGCCGGCAACGACGATCAGCGGGCTCTCTCATTTGGAGGGCAAGACCGTCAGCATCCTAGCTGACGGTGCCGTGCATCCGCAGCGGGTCGTCACCAGCGGCAGTATCACGCTGGACGTGGCTGCAAGCGTCGTGCAGGTCGGCCTGCCGATTCAGGCAGACCTACAAACGCTTCCAATGGCCTTGATGATCAACGACGGTAGTTTCGGCCAAGGACGATTTAAGAACGTGAACAAGGCGTGGCTGCGGGTGTACCGTTCGTCGGGGATCTTCGTCGGTCCCGATGCAAATCATTTGACCGAGGTCAAGCAGCGCACGACCGAGAATTATGGCGTGCCGCCAAGGTTGAAGAGTGAGGAGGTGGCTGTCGTGGTCGTTCCGTCTTGGGGAGACAGCGGGCAAATTTTCGTGCGGCAGTATGATCCGCTGCCGTTGACCGTGTTGAGCATCACGGCAGAAGTGGCGTTGGGTGGTTAACATGCGTGCCGCCTTGGCGTTGCGTTATCATTTAGATTGACAGACAACTGAGGTGCCGTATGGGTTTTTCCGCATCTCCGCTTGCTACGGCCTCGTTGATCGGCTCCGTTGGCGGGGCGCTTACCTCCTCAATCGGCAGCTACTACGGTGCTGCAACGCAAAAAGCCATGCTTTCCGGCCAGGCGGGGGTGGCCGACATCAATGCAAGGATAGCGGAGCTTGGCGCGCAGTCCGCGTTGATGCAAGGACAGCGACAGATCGGGTCGCTCACCCTCAAGGCAGGCCAGCTCAAGGGAAGACAACGCGCCGCCTTGGCTGCGAATGGCGTGGACCTTGGTGTCGGCAGCGCGGCAGAGCTTCAGGCTTCGGCCGACACCATGAAGGAAATCGACAAGACTACGCTGGAACTCAACGCTATCCTGAACGCTTGGGGCTACCGGAACCAGGCCATCAATTTCCAGAACGAGGCCCTGGTTAGGCGCGCGACGGCCAGGGCCATCAGCCCGTTTGGTAGCGCCATGACGTCGTTGCTCGGAAGTGCCGGGCAGGTGGCTGGTTCGTGGTATGCGTTGAGCAAGAACGTTTCCGGCGGTGTGCACGGATTCCATCCGCTAACGGCGATGGAGTACGGCACCAATCCGTTCTCGCAGCAGACCGCCATGCTGGCGTCGCAATGGTGAGCCCATGCCCCGCGTTCCAACTTATGACGAACCTCAAGTAGCACAAGGCACGCTTCCCCGCGCCGGCATAGAGCTGCCATCCATGCCGGATGTTGCTGGAGAGCAGGCGCGACAAACGGGCCGGGCGTTGCAAAACGCAAGCGCCGATATCGGTCGAATCGCCGCCGACATGCAGCAGCAGGCGGACCAGCTCCGCGTGAACGATGCACTGAACCGCGTCAAGGAAGAGGCTTTGCGTCTGACCTACGATCCGGAGGTCGGCTTCAAGCGCTTCAGGGGCCGCGACGCGCTGGAGCGTCCCAGCGGCAAGCCGCTGGCGGATGAGTACGTAGAACAACTCTCGAAGAGAATAGAAGACGCGGCCGCGTCACTGGCGAACGACGCGCAGCGCCAGATGTTCGTTGCGCACGCGAACAGCATCCGGACATCGTTCCTTAGCCAAGCGCTGCAGCACATGGCGAGCGAGTACACGACCTACGGGCTGTCCGTTGCGGAGGGCGTGCAGAGCACGGCGATGAAGGAAATCGCCCTCAACTGGAATAACCCAGAGGTCATCGACAAAGCCATAGAGCGCATCAAGGCCGAGACTTACCGCCAAGCGCAGCTACTCGGCAAATCCGCGGAGTGGCAAGAGGCCGCCGTCCTCAAGCTCACCAGCCGGGCGCACAAAGAGGCGCTGATGGCTGCCTTGGAGAACAACGATTTACTCTACGCAGACACCTACCTGAAGAGGTACGGCGAGCAGATGGATATGGCGGACCGCCTTACGGTCCAGGGGCACATCACTAAGGCTGTGGACGCCACCGTCGCTATGACGGCCGCCCAGGAAGCGTTGCAGAAGGCGCAGCCAAGGATTCAGCCGAACGAACTCGACCGCGCGTTTAACATCCTGATTAGCGCGGAGTCCGGCGGGCGCCAGTTTGCGCCGGATGGAAGCCCGCTTGCTTCCCCGAAGGGGGCCGTCGGCATCGCGCAGGTCATGCCGGAAACGGCGAAAGAGGCCGCGAAACTGGCTGGGCTGCCTTGGGACGAAAACCGCTACCGAAACGACCCAGAGTACAACAAGGCCCTTGGGCTTGCCTATTTCCAGGAAATGTTGCGTCAGAACGGCGGCGACCTAGCCAAAGCCTATGCCGCTTACAACGCAGGCCCAGGACGCCTTGCCGAGGCGATCAAACGGGCCGAACAGGCCGCAAAGTCGGCAGAGAAAGGTCCGGACGGCCGGGCGCAGACGTGGCTTGATTTTTTGCCGCAGGAGACTCGCGATTACGTTACGAAGAACATGCGCGCCTTCGAAGCCGGACAGGGCGTCCCAAGCCGGCCGACGTTTGCCGAGATCGACGAAATGCTGCGCGCTGACCCGCGCTTGAGGGACAACCCGTTCCGCTACAAGGCGGCCAGAGAAGTGGCGGAACGGCTGTACAACGAGCAGACAAAGGCCATCAAACAAAAGGAAGACGAGGCCGTGGCGACGGCCATGCGCGCCATCCTTGAAAACGGTGGTAGCTTCGCGTCGCTACCCGCCAGTATCCGTGCCGCGGTGCCGCCGAAGGAAATCGACAACCTCATCGATTTTGCCCGCAAGATCGCGAAGGGCGAAGACACGACAGACTTGTGGCTCTATGCCAGACTCGCCGGCAAGCCGGAAGCGCTGGCCGGCATGAGCGACGCGGAGTTCTACAAGCTGCGTTCCTCGCTTTCTGAAGCCGACTTCAAGCACTTTGCGAACGAGCGCGCGAAACTGCTCGGGAAATCGCAAGGAAATGCCGGCCCCGGCGACCTGAACACCCAAGCCATAAACCAGGAACTCACCAACCGGCTGCGCATGATCGGCATCGACCCCACGCCGAAGGACAACGGCGGCAAAGACGCTGCGCGCGTCGGCGCGATCCGCCAGTTTGTCAATCAGTACTTCTACGCTGCGCAACGCGAAGCTGGACGGAAGTTCACGGACGCTGAAGTCGCGCAACACCTTGATGCCTTGTTCGCAAAGAACGCGACATTCCGCGGGTTTTTCTCCGACTCGTCAGGCCCCATGCTGACGATGAAGGTGGGCGATATCGACAGCGCGACGAGGAAGGCAATCAAGGAAGCGTATAAGCGCCGTGGCGTGGATAGCCCGACAGACGCCCAAATCCTTCTCGCGTATTGGCAACTTCAAATGGCGAAGAAACCGTGAACGAAAACGATATCGCTGCTGCAGTCGATGCGGTCCTGACCGACAGCCTTTCCACACAGGCCAAGGTCGGCGTAGTATCAGCGCAGTCTACAGACCCGGACGAATACGCCAATGCGCTGCGCGTTGCGCGCAAAACGGGCGTGCCGGTCGAAACCGTGCTCGGCCAGCCGAAGGAAATGAAGAGGCAGGCCGAAATCGGAGCCGTTGACTTCGATTCTTTAGCGAAGGTATCGCCGACCACGGCCGCCCTGCTGGCAGACATCGAGAAAGCCAAGATCGCCCACGACGACGTGGAAACCTTATCCGGCATCGAGCGCAGCCTTTTAGGCGGCATCATCGAGCCGGTGCGTCGCGGCCTTGCCCAAGGCCGCCGTGGGCTGACTTTGTTGTTGGACCAGATGGGCGTCTTCAAGGGGCTGGAACGGCGGCAGGCGGCCGCGGCTGCGGCGCACGGCATCGACTATGACCCTTCGGTTGAGTTGGCTGTGCGCTTGGCCCAACAACAGCGCGAGATTGAGCGTTATCCGGTGCCGGAGAACATCGCCCGGGGCATGCAGGATATCAGTGGTGCAAAAACCATGGGCGAAGCGCTCACCGAGGTTATCGCCAACCCGCGTGCCGTACTGGAAACCACGTTGCAATCCCTTGGCGCCAGCGTGCCGTCCTTGGTGGGCGCGGCAAGCGGTTCCGTGTTCAGCCCGTTTGGCACGGCGCTTGGCGCAGCCTTGGGCAGCTACGCGGTAGAGTACGGCAGCACCCTTCAAGACGTGATGGGCGAGAAGGGCGTGGACGGCACCGACGCGCAGGCGATTCTCGCCGCCCTGAACGACCAGGCGTTTATGGAGGCCGCGCGGGAGAAAGCCCTCAAGCGCGGCATCCCGATAGCCGTCTTTGACGCCCTGACCGCGGGCTTGGCTGGTCGGTTGCTGGCCAGAGCAAAGCCCACCGCTACCAGCGTCGGCGGGCGTGTGGCGGGTGAACTCGGAATACAGGCCGCTGGCGGCGCGGCGGGGGAGGCCGGCGCGCAACTGGCAACCGGCGAATACAAGCCGGGGGACATCCTTATGGAGGCAGTGGCCGAAATACCAACCGCCATTGTCGAGGTGCCAGGTAACTATCAGCGCGCCTTGGAAAACGCCCAGCGCGCGCAGAAAGACGCGGAACTCATCGAAAACCTCAACAAGCTTGCCGCCGCGAGCAAGGTGCTTCAGCGCGACCCGGAAACCTTCGAGCAGTTCATCGCCAAAGCGGCGGAAGACGGCCCTGTACAGCAGGTCTACATCGATGCCAACGCGCTCATGCAGAGCGGTGTGGCGGAGCAAGTGGCAGCCGTCTCGCCGTCTGTCGCGGAGCAGCTTACAGAGGCAGTACAGACCGGCGGGCAGATCGCCATTCCGGTGGAGGAGTATACCGCCAGGATCGCGCCGACGGAGTATGCGCAGAGCCTGCTCGATCATCTCAAGACCGATCCCGAAGGTTTCAGCCGGGCGGAGGCGAAAGCCTACTTGCAAGGGCCGGCCGCCCAGGAACTGCGCGCAGAGTTCGAGCGCGCCATCGCTGAGAAGCAGGGCGACGAGACTTTCAAGCAGTCCGCAGAAAGGGTACGCGAACAGATCAAGGCGCAGCTCGACGCTACCGGGCGCTTTACGCCGTCCGTGAACGATGCCTACGCATCCCTGATTGGCAATTACTTCGCCGTGGCCGCAGCGCGGCTTGGCACGACGCCGGAGGAGCTTTTCCAGCGGTATCCGCTCAAGGTGGCGGCGCAAAGTGTTTCTGCGCCGGAGTTCGTCCTCGACCAAGGGGAGGTCCCAAAAACAGACCGCACCGACCCAATTACTGGGTTACCGCTCAACGCTGACGGCACGGTCACGGTGTACCACCACACCAGCAGAGAAGCGGCCGAACGAATCCGTAAAGAAGGGATGTTGCGTTCTGCTGCTGAACCAGACCTGTACTTCACAACGACCAAGGACACGACGACAGGATACGGTGAGGTGGCCATCCCTGTGCGGGTTAGGCCGGAACTCTTAATCCTGGACGACGAGTTTGCCGACGGGCGCGCGGACTACCGTGTTGAGGCGCCGAAGCGCTTCAGAGCTTTGCGTTTTCTGGACGACGGCTCCGCCGTTCTGTATCAGAGCAAGTCGTTCGTTGAAACCGAACAAAAGTACGGCGGACGCGAAGCCCACGAGAAAGCCAGGGCAGAAGGAAAGACGAAACTTACCTATGGGCAGTGGGTACAGGTGCGCACGCCGGAGTTCAAGGCGTGGTTCGGGGATTGGGAGAATGACCCAGCCAACGCGTCGAAGGTAGTCGATCCGGACACCGGCGAGCCGATGGTGGTGTATCACGGGACGGCCACCCCGTCGTTTTCGGAGTTCAAAAAGACGGGACTGCGCGATGCTGGGTTCATCGGAAAGGGCTTCTACTTTACTGCGTCTCCGCAATGGGCCGGGTATTTTGCGGAAGCGCCGGCAGGTAGGCGTGCTCGTTCAGCGCCCGCCATATACCCGGTATTCTTGTCGCTGAAGAATCCGCTAAATCCAGCTACTGTCTCTGGTGACGAATGGCGTAGGATGGTCGATCTGTCCCGCGCTGAGCGCAACTTGCCGCCGATAAGCGACGAGCAGTGGAAAAGCACGTACGAGTACATCGAAGAGGAAAAGAAAACAAAAAACGCGCTAGCAATGACCAACGTGTACTCTACAGTCCTTGGGGATATCTCTGCGCTTGCAAGACGAGCCGGCTACGACGGGATTGTCGCACCTGATGTGGAGGGTGATACGTATCTGGCTTTCGACGCTGCGCAGATCAAATCCGCCATCGGCAACGTCGGCACGTTCGACCCGGACAATCCGAACATCCTGCGTCAGGGTGGCGGTGGGGCGCGCGGAATGTTCGACCCGTCGAGCCTCACGGTCACCCTGCTCAAGAATGCCGACCTGTCAACCTTCCTGCACGAGGCCGGGCATTTCTTCCTGGAGCTGCATTTCGACCTCGCCGCGCGGATCAAGAAGGAGGCCGAAATCTTCGGCGAAGCCGGCCTCGCGCCCGGTAGCCGGCAGTGGCTGGAGGACACGGACGCAATTCTGCGCTGGTTTGGGCTGAAGAGCCTGGAAGAATGGTACGCCCTGAACTTCGAGGAAAAGCGCTCCTATCACGAGCGGTTTGCGCGCGGCTTTGAGGCCTACCTGTTCGAGGGCAAGGCACCGAGCATTGAACTGCAAAGCCTGTTCCAGCGCTTCCGCGCCTGGTTGCTCCACGTCTATAGAAGCCTCAAGGCGCTCAATGTGGAGCTGACCGACGAGGTGCGCGGAGTATTCGACCGGATGCTCGCCACCAACGAACAGATTCAGCTCGCCGAGCAAGGTCGCAGCATGATGCCGCTGTTCGCCTCCCCCGACCAGGCAGGAATGACGCCGGAGGAGTTCGCAGCCTACCAGGCGCTTGGCGTGGAGGCCACCGCTGCGGCCATCGAGGAGCTACAGACCCGCAGCCTGCGCGACATGCGGTGGCTGCACAATGCACGCAGCCGAGCCATCAAGCGGCTACAACGCGAGGCCAAGGAAAAACGGGCGGAGGTGCGGATCGGCATTCGCCGGGAAGTTATGAGCCGGCCGATCTACCAGGCCTGGCAATTTCTGACCGGCAAGCTGTCCAGCGAAGACAAGATCGGGCCGCGTGAACAGCGCACGCGGAGTCCCAACGCCGTAGACGAGGCCAAGGACTCCCTGTTCACCGCCATCGCCAAACTTGGCGGCTTGGACAGAGAAGCCGTACAGGCCGAATGGGGGCTTGATCCGAAAGAGCGCATTCCCATGCCCGTCTTCGGCAAGCACGTGTTGCGTCGCGAGGGTGGCAAGTCCATCAACGCAATGGCCGAGCTGCTGGCCAAATACGGCTACCTTACCCTGGACGAATATGGTAAGTGGGACCTCCACGAGTTCGAGGAAAAGTTCTTTGCGGAGTTGCGGGGCGACACGCAGTATTCTGCCTCCTATGACTACACAACCGCCAGCGAACGGGCAGGAGACCAGGTAGTAAACCCCCAGGCCCTTGGCGCCGGCCGCTTGGACATCAACAGCTTGCTCGCCATGGACCTACCAACCGAGGTAGTCGATACGCTGAAAGCGCGCCGCATGACCGCCGCAAAAGGCGGTCTGCATCCGGATACTGTGGCCGAGCTGTTCGGATTCTCGTCCGGCGACGAGCTGGCGCGCGCCCTGGCGGCGGCGGAACCGCCAAAAGAGGCCATCGAAGCGCTCACCGACGTTCGGATGTTGGAACGCTACGGCGACCTGGCCAGCCCAGAAGCTATTGAAAAGGCGGCGGACAAAGCCGTCCACAACGACATACGGGCGCGCTTCGTGGCTACAGAAGTCAACGCCTTGCTGAAAGCGATAGGAAAGCCAAAGGTGCTCATTCAGGCGGCAAAGGCGTATGCGGCGGAAACGATCGCCCGTCTCAAGGTGCGCGCCATCTCGCCTGGGCGTTTTGCCGCGGCCGAAGTCAAGGCAGCGAAGGCATCGCTGGAGGCCTTCAAAGCCGGCAACGTAAATCTGGCGGCGGCGGAGAAGCGCAACCAGCTCATCAACCTCTACGCTGCTCGGGCGGCCCACGAAGCGCTGGCCGAGGTGGAGAAAGGGCTGCGCTATCTCAAAAAATTCGACGGCGACATCAAGGGTATCGACGCGGATTACTTGAACCAGATTCGCGCCCTACTCGTCAAGTACGATCTGCGCAAGCAAAGCCCGGCCGACATCGACAAGACGACATCCCTGCGCGCCTGGGTTATGGCCCGCCTGGCCGAGGGGGAAGTGCCGGAGATCGCCGAGACCCTGCTCAGCCCGGAAGATCGGCAGCGTTACATCGCCGAAACGACGATGGTCAACGAGGATGGGGAGTACATATACGCCGACGAGGCTGAGCGCGCAAAGCTCCTGGCCGATTACATCGACCGCTCGGCCAAAACGAGCTACAAGAACATGACCCTGGAGCAGTTCAGGGGCCTGGTGGACACCGTGCGTCAGATCGAGCACCTTGGCCGGCTCAAGAACAGGCTGCTCACCGCGAAGACGGAAAAGGCCCTGGATGAGGTTAAGGAGGAAATCGCCGAGTCAATTCGAAGCAACGCACGAACCTCCGGAAAAGCGCGCCCAACCAGGGCGGACATCGCGAGCCGCGTGGCGAAGGCGTTGCGGCGGTTCGGTGCCGACCATATCCGAATGGGCATCCGTGCGCTGGTCATGGATGGCGGAAAAGACGGCGGGCCGATGTGGCGGTATTTCGTCATGCCGGCCAACGAGGCAGAAGAGGTGCAGGTCGCTATGCGCGCAGAGGCGACGGAAAAGCTCAACGCTATCCTGAAGCCGGTACTCAAGAACGTGCCGGCATCCGACCGCGTCGGCAAGGGAAGGGCCTATCCCGCCCTGGGCACGAGCCTTAACTGGGAGGCCCGCTTTTCCATCCTGCTCAACTTAGGCAACGAAGGGAATACGCAGCGTCTTCTCTCCGGCGGGGTGGGCGGATACCGCGGGCTGTCCCTCGAAGACGTTGTGCGGGCCTTGGACGGATCGTTCACCAAGGCCGAGCTTGAGGCCGCGCAGCAGATTTGGGACTTGCTCGACTCCTACCGGCCGAAGATCGCCGAGTTGGAGCGCGAGACGAAGGGCAAAGAACCGGAGTGGGTGCAGCCGAGGCCAATTTCCATCCGATCCAAAGACGGCGAAGTCGTCACCCTACGCGGGGGTTACTATCCCATCGTTTACGATCCTGCACTCAACACCCGGGCTGCGGAGCTGGAAGAACTGCAAGAACTGGACATGGCCAAGGCCGCCGTGCGCGCCAACGCCACAACCAGACAGACTTTCACGAAGCAGCGGCTTCAGGAGGTCAAGGGCCGGCCGCTCCTACTCACGCTGGACTCCCTCTATTCCGGCCTCGACATGGTGATCCACGACCTGGCCTTCCGGCGCTATGCCATTGACGCAGGCAGGTTGCTGCGCTCGAAGCGCATTCAGGACGCCATTCGCGAGCACTATGGCGATGAGGAGCTGCGTCAGGTGCGGCGGTGGGTGTCTGACATTATCATTGGATCGCAGCGCGTGGCCGATGGGTTCGAGGCGGCAAGCGCATTCATCCGCAAGAACGTCACTCTAGCCGGATTGGGGCTCAACGTCACGAGCTGGCTACAGCAACCATTCGGCATCGCGAACACGGTTACCCGGCTTGGCGGTGGCTTGGAAGGCGCGAAGTGGGTGTGGCGCGGCTTGTTGTACTTCGCAGCCAATCCAAAGCGAGCCGTGCAGGAAATGATGGAAGCGTCCGCCTTCATGCGTAACCGCGCACGCACCCGCTTCCGGGAACTCAACGAGATCAGGAACGCCGTCCGCGTGGAAGGCTTACGCGAGCGCATGGCACCGTGGATGATGTGGGGCATCATCCGTACGCAGCTCATCGCCGACACCATTTCCTGGCGCGCGGGCTACGAGAAAGCGTTCGCCGACAACCCGGCAATCGCAGAAGAGGAAGCCCGCGCCATCGCCGACCAGGTGGTGCGCGACTCCCAGGGCGGCGGCGAAATCGTCGATCTGTCCGCCATCGAGCGCGGAGGAGCGATGGCGAAGCTTTTCACGACGTTCTTCAACTTCCAAAACACCGGCACGAACCTGGCTTACCTGTCCATCAAAACCGGGCGCAGTGCCGGCGTGCGCCTCATGGACATGGTGATGGTCTTCACCGTGCCGGTGCTCGTGAACATGCTGACCAAGGAACTGATTGTCCCCGGCGACTCTGGTGACGATGATGAGGAAAAGCTGAAGAAGTTCCTAGCGGAGCAAATCAGCTATCCGCTCGGCGGCATTGCCTTCGTTCGCGAGGTCGTCCCCGCCGTAGAGGCCATGGCCGGACAGGGGTTCGGCTACCAAGGCCCGGCTGGGCTGCGGTTGTTCGGCGACACGTACAAGTTCACCGTGCAGGCCGCACAGGGTGAGCTTGATGATGCCTTCCGCAAGGCGGCCATCAATCTTTCCGGGAGCTTGTTCGGGCTGCCGGCCGCCCAGATCAACCGCACAGTGACGGGCATTCAAGCGCTGTCGGAAGGCGAAACAGAAAACCCGGCGGCCGTGGTGTTTGGGTTTCGTGAAAGGCGCTGATTGATGCTAAAATACTGGTGCAGCAGAGCTTTGGGGGCTTCTAATGACCATCTCGTCAGAAATTCGCAAGGCGGGGCCGTTCCTGGGAAACGATTCTACCACGAATTTCCCGTTTGATTTCAAGGTTTTCTCAACGTCTGACGTTCTCGTTGTCCGTACTAACCCGCAGGGAGTAGAAACCGAACTCACGCTCGGCTCGGACTACAGCGTCAGCCTGAATCCCAACCAGGACACGTCACCAGGCGGAACCGTCACTCTACCGGCCGCGTTGCAGACAGGCTACAAGCTCACCATCACGAGCAAGGTGGCCAGTCTGCAACCGCTCGACCTGACCAACCAGGGCGGGTTTTACCCGCAGATAATCAACAGCGCACTCGATCGTCTAACCATCTTGGCCCAACAACTGGCCGAGAAGGTCAACCGGGCAGTGAAAGTACAAATCTCCAGCAGCACATCGCCAGACCAACTCATCAACGACATCTTCCAGGCTGCGTCAAACGCATCCAGCTCAGCCTCCAACGCGGCAACTTCCGCAACCAGCGCCGCAGCCTCTGCCACCAGCGCGGCCAACTCGGCGAGCAATGCCGCGAACTCTGCTGCGGCGGCGCAGGCCGCTGTAGACAGCCTGAACCTCCCGCTTGCCATCTCCAGCGGGGGAACGGGTGCCACCACTGCGAGCGGTGCGCTGACCAACCTTGGCGTCTCAAACTTCGCCAAGACCCTCCTCGACGACCCCGACGCGGCGACGGCGAGGGGGACGCTTGGTGTTGGAATTTCAAGTATTTCCATTGAAGCGTCTGTTGCTTCAAATTCTCTCACAATTAAACTCAATCCATGTACTATTTCTTTCCGAAGCACCACGCTGACTGATGGTAGTCCAGTAACTATAGCTATCAATTCACAGATTTCGCTTACTGTTCCGTCCGGTGCAACTCTTGGCACAATCAACAACGCAGAATCAAACATCTATGTTCTTGCGATTAATAACGCAGGGATAATAGAGCTTGCGGTGGTATGCTCCCCAAGTGGTGAGTGGTTGGATGAAATGGAACTTATTTCAACTACCGCCATCAACACAAGTTCAGATTCTTTAGGTGTCATTTACTCCGCGTCGGAACGAATTGATGTTGCGTACCGTGTAGTTGGGTTGTTGCGCTCAATCCAAACAACTGCTGGTGTATGGAGTACTGCACCAAAATTGGTCCAACCTATTGGAGAACGTGGAGTAGCTTCCCCCCGGGTACGATACACGAGTGCTCTACAAGTTACGGGGTGGACAACTTATAATCCAGGAAACCCAGATGCAAGGAAAACAATTCTAAAAACGCTAACAAAAGCCATATCCGCGAATCCAGGAATCCCCCTGAAAGACACAAGAATTACTTTTAGTGGAACCTACCCAGGTTCCGGCGCATTCTACGACGGCGTTCTTTTGCCAGATGGTCGAGTATTCTGTGTTCCACACAGCAGCACAAGTGCCCGTATCTACAATCCATCTACGGACACATTATCAACACCATCTGGAGTCTACCCAGGTTCCGGCGCATTCGCTGGAGGCGTTCTTTTGCCAGATGGTCGAGTATTCTGTGTTCCACACAGCAGCACAAGTGCCCGTATCTACGATCCATCTACGGACACATTCTCAACACCAAACGGACTCTACCCAGGTTCCGGCGCATTCGTTGGAGGCGTTCTTTTGCCAGATGGTCGAGTATTCTGTGTTTCGAACAACAGCACAAGTGCCCGTATCTACGATCCATCTACGAATACCTTATCAACACCAAATGGAACCTACCCAGGTTCCGGCGCATTCGTTGGAGGCGTTCTTTTGCCAGATGGTCGAGTATTCTGTGTTCCGAACAACAGCACAACTGCCGCGGGGCTATCAGGCGCATGGGTTAATAACAACCGAATCCCAATGGATACCTTGCTTGGCCCATTTTTGAATAAGTTTTAAAGGAGTTTGATATGTGGAAAAAAACTATATTCGAAGGGCGCCACGTATTTGAGAAGCTTGGGGCGGACGGATATTCCCTTATTCGTATAGACGCAGAGTCTGAGCAGGGATTGGAGATCGAGTCTTCTGGCGAATGGACACCGACATTATCAGAATACAAATCCCAAGCCAAGGACGTCATCGACCAGGCCGCAGGGCGTGCCCGCGCTAGATACATCACGGTCGCCCCGGGCCAAGAGGCCACCTACCAGGCCAAGGCTACCGAAGCGGATTCATACGTCGCCGCAGAGAGACCAGTGGACACCACGCCCTATCCCATCCTCACCGCTGAGGCACAAGCGCGGGGGATCTCGGTCTCTGATATGGCCGATCTCGTGCGCACGACTCGGGACCAGTGGATTCAGCTTGCGGCGATTATTGAGGCGTTGCGGGTCGGTGGGAAATTGGCGGTGGACGCCGCGGTGGATCATGCAGGCGTGGATGCGGCGCGGGATGAGGCTATCGCTCAGCTGGAGGTGGTGTGAAAGTCGTCTGCCACTACCGAAACGACCCGGAACGGGAGCTTATCGATCCGCTACCAGAGCTTGGCGGGCGGCGGTTCATTTTCCGCCTGTATTCCGGCGATTGGCTCGACCCTATTGGCATCGGCACAAACTGGTTCGAGCCGCCGTTCCCCAAGCGCGTGCTGCATGTCCGCGTGCGCTGGCCGATTTTGCCCTTCATCGCCTGGCGCTGGCCGTTCACTGGTCGCGGCGGGTATCTTGGGTGGAAACTCTACGGAGTGCATCACCCGGTGTACGCCACGTGGCTGTGCCCGCCGGAAGAGGTGTTTGAGGGATCGCAGGCCGTGTGCCTATCGATCCGGCTGTTTGCAGATCTTGGGCGCGGCTAGTTGAAAGCGACAAACACCACGAGCTAAGGAGCCATCAATGCGGAAAAGTCGAACACTACAGCACAATTCGGTCCGTCAGCGCGTGCTGCGCGCACTCAAGGACCGCGGCCCAATGGGCGCACACGAAGCTGCCGGCGTGCTGGGTATTTCAAGCCGCGCCGCGAGCAATGCGCTGTCCGGTCTCAAGGTGGCGGGGGCCGTGGTGACAGAACGAGAAGGCGGTGTCACTCGCTATCGTCTAGCGGAGCGACGCGGCTACCAGCCGCCGCCCGAGATGAGAATCGACATCGCCGGCCCCGTTTATGCGAGGGGATACCGGTGGAGCCTTGATTTGAACAGCCCCAAGCACGGAAGCCAATAGATGGGCGGAGAAGAGCGCGTAGAGCTGATCATGCATCACGTCACGTCGTTGCGTGGGGACGTGAACGAAATCAAGGGCGCCATGAGAGAACTTGCCAGCGCCGTCACGCGCCTGGCGTTGGTGGAAGAGCGGCAGGCCGCCACAAGCACGGCGATTGATCGACTGGCGGGCGCGATAGAGAAACTAGATATCCGGCTACGTACGCTGGAAGTACGAGAGCCAATCAAGGAACGGGTGTCGGAATGGGTGATAAAGGCGGTGTGGGCGGCGGCGGCCGCCGCGATGGTGTTCGTCGCTGGGAAAGCGGGGCTGTTCTGACGACGCTGTGCGAGCGTTGCTACTGGAATTCAGCCCTCCACTTCTTCGAGGGCGAGTTCGACACGCGTACCGGCAAGTGGGTTGAGGTCTGTGTCAGGCAGCTTCCGCGCTACCCACACGCCAAGGCATGCGCCCAGTTTGAGCAGGCGCACGAGGTAGACGGAGATTGACGGAACGGAGTTGGCAATGATCGAGACTCTACTTGGCGGGCTACTCGGTGGCGCGTTCCGGTTAGCGCCTGAAGTGCTGAAATGGCTCGACAGGAAAAACGAACGCATGCACGAACTTGCCATGCAAGACAAAGCGTTGGAGTTTGAGAAGTTGCGTGGTGCGCAAAAGATGGCCGAGATTAGCGCTTCTGCCGATGCTGCGTGGAACACCGGGGCCATCGAAGCACTGAAAGAAGCCGTGGCGGCGCAAGGCAAACAGTCCGGCGTGAAGTGGGTGGATGCGCTCTCCTCCAGCGTGCGGCCGGTCATCACCTACTGGTTCATGGCGCTCTATTGCGCGGCCAAGACGGCAGCGTTCACCGCGGCCATCTCCTCCGGCACGGACTGGAGCACGGCCGTCCAACACGCCTGGACGGAGGCCGACCAGGCGCTATGGGCTGGCGTGCTCAACTTTTGGTTCTTGGGTAGGGTATTTGACCGAGTGAAGCAGTGATGGGTGGCTGGTCTCGCAAGTGGCGGCCTCTGGCTGAAAGATTCTGGGAAAAGGTCGATGTGCGCGGTGTTGATGAATGCTGGCCGTGGCTTGCATCGACCAAGCAGGGAGGCTACGGCAAACTTGCTGGCGGTGACGGTCGCATTCTGCTCGCTCACCGCGTGGCATATCAACTCGCCGTCGGTACGATTCCAGCCGGTCTCGTCGTCTGCCATCGCTGCGACAACCCCGGCTGTGTCAATCCAAATCATCTGTTCCTTGGAAGTCAAGCGGACAACCTTCGGGATATGCATGCAAAGGGACGCGGCAACCCTCCACGCGGCAATCTGCATCCAAAAGCGCGGCTGACTGATGCTATCGTGCTTGCCATCCGCAACGATACAAGAAGCCATCGACAACTGGCGCGGGTTTATGGGATCGGGAAGTCGACGGTCGGAATGATCAAGGCGGGAGTGACATGGAAGCACCTCTGATCCAAGTTCCGCCTCAGGCCGTCGAACTCGCCAAGCGCTTCGAGGGCTTCCACCGCGTTCTGAAGAACGACCCTGGCCGTGCCTACCCTTACGTCTGTCCAGCTGGATATCACACCATCGGCTACGGGCACCTCTGCGATCCGACACACCCGCCGATTACGGAGGCGGAAGCCGAAGCCTATCTGATGCGCGATCTCGAAGCGGCGCTTCGCGCCACCTTGCGTCACTGCCCGGTGCTGGCCACCGAGCCCGAGGGGCGGCTTGCGGCCATTGTGGATTTCACCTTCAACCTGGGCGCGGGGCGGCTCCAGACCTCGACCTTGCGGCGGCGGATCAACCAGCGTGACTGGACTGCGGCCGCAGCCGAGCTGCGACGGTGGGTGTACGGTGGCGGGAGAGTGCTTCCGGGGCTTGTCGCACGGCGCGAGGCCGAGGCCCTGCTGTTGACCGCCTAGCGGCGCTCATCCGTTCCTCCGTTTCATCGCCTCCATCAGCAAATCCTGCACCTCGCGTTTCGACTCGCGACGCGCCATAACCAGCTCGTCCACCGTGTCCGCAGCGATGATGTGGTAGACGAATACCGGTCGATCATGCCCGGCTTGGGCTTGACGCGTCGGGCCGATCCGCTCGATGATCTGCTGATACTGCTCCAGGTCCCACCAGTGGCCGAAGAACACCAGGATGTTTCCGCCGTCCTGCAGGTTCAGGCCGTGCCCTGCGCTCGCCGGGTGAGCGAACAGGACAGGGATGCGGCCGGCGTTCCAGTCGCGGATCGTCTGCGGGTTGCTATCGAGCACGCGCCCCTGTGGGAAGGCGCGTTGCAGCCGCACGAGGTCGCTCCTGAACTGGTACGCCACCAGCACCGGCGCACCGGCCGCTTCCTCGATCACGTCTTCCAGCGCCTGGAGCTTGGCGTCGTGCACTTCAGCCCATGCCGTACACGACTCGTCGGTGTAGATCGCGCCGTTCGCGAGCTGGAGGCACTTGATCGTCTTCGCAGCCGCGTTGAACGCTTCAATCTCTATGTCGCCGAGTGACAGGAACATCTTCCGTTCCATTTCGTCGTACATCTGCCTGGCTTTGGCCGGCAGCTCGACGCGAATGGTAGACACGATGGGCTCGCGGAGGTCGAACCAGTCGCGGGGATCCACCGACAGACACAGGTCTGACAGGCGCCCCTCAATCTCGGCCTGGGCGAACGGCAGCGGCTCAAGCCGAATTGCGTGCGGGTCTGCGCCCACGCGCACAGCGCGGAACCAACGGCTCTGGAACGCTGAGAAACTGCGACCAAGCCGTTCTCCCTTGTCCAAAAACCACGCCTGGCCCCACAAGTCTTGCAGACCATTCGGCGCCGGTGTGCCGGTCAGCTCGATGAAGCGCCGTATCTTGCAGTGCGCAACGCGTGCGAGCGCTCTTGCCCGCACGCTCCCCTGCCGCAGTCGAAAGCTCTTGAGCCGCGTGCTCTCGTCGGCGACGACGGTGACGAACGGCCAGCGGTCGCCCAGGTGCTCGATCAGCCACGGAAGGTTATCGTAGTTGATCGTGTAGATCGGCGCGCAGCGCTCAAGCGCTGCGCGCCGCTGCGCAGCCGAGCCGACCACCGGCACGACTTCGATGCCGGCAAGGTGCGCCCACTTTCGCGCCTCGTCCGGCCACGTGCTCACGGCCACGCGAAGCGGTGCAATGACCAGGGCCGGGCCGCCTTCGAGCACGTCGATGATGCTGAGCGCCGTGAGCGCCGATACGGTCTTTCCGAGACCCATCCCCGCCCACACACCGCAGCGCGGCATCTCGACCACGTGGTCGATCATGTCCTCCTGGTAGGGGCGTGGAGTGAAGGGCTTGCGTGGCATAGACGTTATCAGTCAACCACTTAAAAGCTCATCCACCTGCTCCCGCGAATCGACCACCTCGACGCGCAGCCCATACGAGCGCAGACGCTCGATCTCGCGCGCTTGGTGCGGCTTTGGCTTTTCGCCCGGCGCTTTGAGTTCCACCCAGATCGGCTCGCGGTAGCAGTACGACGACGCGACACCGGCGATGTAGGGGATTTCGCGCGGCGGAAGCAACACGAGACGATCTGGTGCACCTCTCCGCCCCACCCACTTCACCTTGCGCACCATCCCGCCGATGGCCTTTACGCGCTCGACGAGGTAGCGCTCGATGTCTCGTTCAATCGTCGCCATCGGCCGGCCATGCCGCCATTTCCATGAGCGAATACAAGAAAAACCCTAGGCCGAACCCCAGCATAAAGACAATCAGCAGTTCCACAGGCAATCCCCCAAAATATTGAGCTAAATCAAACACAAATGCCATCAGCGGCTCCATAAGAAGTCCCTCACGATCTCGATCTGGTCACTGAGTTCATCGGCTCGCTGCTCCGGTAGCGCCGCCACGATCTGCGCATAGGCAGCCTCTGCCTCGCGCTTGGACGGCACGCGCTTAATGTGGGGAGCTGGCTCGATGTGTTTTGTTCTTCCATTTTCGGTTCTGATTAGCATGGTTTTACTCCTTACTGCTCCTCAAACTTCGTGACGCGAAAGCAGCCGAACGGGCCGCGCTTCTCAGGTCGAAAATCGCCGACGCCGACCTGCTCGCCGGCCTCCACGAGCAGTTGATGAGCTGTTTCGACAGACAACAGGTTGTCGTTGATGACGAGATCGAACACGGCGCCCCAGTCGTTGAACCGCGGGCGGTAACGCATGACACGACCTTTTGTCGCAGGGATGGTGACGGGACGGCCGTCGACCTCAAAATCCTTTGCCGGCCCTGCTCCGTTCAGAATCGTGATGGTGTCCGATGTCACGCGCACCGCGCTCGGCACGATGAAGCGGAGCGATTTTCTAGACCCTTTCATCTTGTGGTTACTTCCGACCGTACTCATGGCGTTCGGAATCGCAGCCGCAGAGAAGTAGAAGGTACCGTCATCCGCGATGTAGGCCGCTTTTCGTGCCTCTTCGCGCGGGTCTTTCACTGTCTCGACGATGACCCTTCTGGTCGCCTGTTCGACTTCGTTTTGTTCACCGAAACGATGAATCAGCAACGGAGACGTGCCACGAATTTCAACGGTGACTGTTTTCATAATGCCTCCATGTGTGTTGTCGGTGCAAGGCGCACCGGATGGCCTGATGGCCATCCACTACACCCTGCCTTGCCCTGCCTAGCCAGGCCCTGCCTCGCCCAGCCTCGCCACGCCATGCCTAGCCGAGCCCGGCCTTGCACGGCCACGCCGAGCCCCGCCACGCCTTGCCCCGCCATGCCACGCCACGTTTGATGCTTTCGCATCGCCAGACGTCCTGTTGCCAAGGCGTCTGACGCTGCTTTGCAGCCCTTGCCATGCCTTGCCTTGCCTTGCCGTGCCTTGCTGTGCCCAGCCTCGCCAGGCCACGCCTCGCCTCGCCCAGCCCCGCCTCGCCCAGCCCTAGCCTCGCCTTGCCGCGCCAGGCCCAGCCGAGCCGCGCCACGCCCGGCCTTGCCGCGCCTTGCCATGCCCTGCCGAGCCATGCCGCGTCATCCTTTCCTGTAGCGATACGTCTCAAACCCCGCCGCTGCGAGCGGCAGGCCCTCTGCCCACGACGGGGGCGTCGCCATCAGCGCCGCCAGATGCTCGGCGCTGTAGCTGTGCTCATCCGGCGCCTCAGCAACGATCTCGTCGTGCACCGTGAGCACGATCTGGTAGCCGGCCGCCTCGATGCGCGGAATGGCCGCTGCGAGCACATCGCGCGCAACGGCCTGAGTGATGTTCTCCGTGAGCTTCCCGCCGTAGGTCTGAATGCGCGACCACTGGCGCGTGCGCTGGTTGACGCCCATGTAGGACACGACATCGCCTTCTACCCGCGGTTCGCGATAGCATAGGGAACGGCCGGAGGGCAAGCGGATACGCAGCCAGTCGGCATCTGCAGCTATCG